ATCGCAACCTTCGATGCTTTCAGCCTTCAGTAAGAACCTACTCATCTTCTAACCGCCTTCCTTATTTGTCTATCTAGCTCTTTCTTGTAATTATTGTTGACTACACCTATAGCAATCTTAAAGAAATCCAAGAACTTTCTGTGTTTGATAAATGGTTTAGATACAGCCAATAGTTTGAGCTTGTCTTTGCCTTCTCTCTTCCACAATGCATTGTTTGTGAAGAATATTTTCTTAGGTGCATCAGCCTTGTTGCTTCTCTTACCAATAATATTACCAAACTTATTTAACCTTTCACCACCTGCTGATGTAACTGGTGCAAGTATAGATGATTTCTTTGCCTTCTCTATACCACCCTCATATACATATCTAAGATACTTAGCTGCAATATCTTTAACAAAGATAAGAGCTGATAGATCATTAGGTTTAGCTCTAAACTTCTTAGGCATATCTACTGACTTAATAGTAAATGGCGTTGGTCTATCTAATCTCTTTTGTATCTGTGCTCTTTGTGCATTGACTACCTTAGCACCTACATTATTGATAGCTTTTGCAGTTGCATCAGGTAAGTGTTTTCTTTTAAACAATCCCATCTGTTTCTTTAATTCTTTATCGTTAGTCTTTACGTTTATTGTTATTGTCATAGTTCCTCATAATGTGCTATCAACTTATCAATATACCATTTAGCCTTTTGTAAGTCTTGTATGTTAGCGTTCTTCATACGATGTCTATGTATGTACTTAATCGCTGAACCTTCTAGATAACTAGGAAACTCTGAGCCTAGTTGTTGTTTAATATACTCAATGCACTCTACCTTCCCATTGTTATAATGCTTAGGTGCTGATACTGGGTCATGCTTTTTCTTTTTAATACTCATCTTTACTTTACTCCTTTTGTGTAATTTATTTGCCTTTGTTTGAAAAGACCACTCCAAAAATTTATCAATCGCTTTGCTTATCATCCTTCTTCTTCTTCTTCTTTTTCTTACCAAAGATAGCTTCATAGTTATCCTCATATTTCTTTGTATTCTCAGGACGTCTTGAACTACCTTTACCACCATGCCATTTAGTCATAACTTATCCTTTGAAAATTTACAGTCTTATCTAATTTGCTTAACAACTCTTTTGCTTTCATAAAGTCTGATGGGATGCATCTAAGTAATTCCTCTACACTAAATATCATCATGTCAGGCTCATCTTTATGTATCTTGTTTAAGATTGGCTTCTCATCATCAGTGTCACAAACTATTGCTGTTTTCTTATCAAAGTTAAAGCATCTTGTATTTGGTTGTATTCTTGTATAACCACTCTCTTCACATTTCTTGTTAAGAGCATCAAGAGCTCTATGCATCATTTCAACCATTTGTAATTTCTTTTTTGCATGAGCATCATGTAATGTATCTTTTAATAACATTTCAGCTCTACAAAATTTAATTTCAAAATTAACACCAACCATCTTAAATATTCTTTTTCTACTACCCCACCTCTCGTATGTTTCAGATTCATAAATTCTTAATTCTTTTAATTTTGTATCTAAAGTTTCATCTAAATATGTTTTCATTGGATTGGTCTCATTTTGTGAATTATAAGTGGATTGGGACTGGTTGCTTATAAAAAGCAAACCAATCCATCCAACTTTTGGGTAATTTGGCACTAAAACCAATCCAAAAACAGTCCAAAACCAATCCAAAACCAATCCAGTTAATATAACTCATTGTCCCACCTTTTAGATTGATAACCCTTATCTTCGTGATAATGAACTAAATCATTGTTTGCTAAATCTCTTAATCTACCAGTCATTGTCTTTTCTTTTACATCTAATATTGATGCTAAAATTGAATTTTTTACCCATACATCGCTTGGACATTTTGGATTTTTTTCTAACTGATAATCTTCTATAGCTTTGTTTGTTTCTCTTCTTACTGGAGTCCAAAGATTATATTTTGGCTTTTCATCAGTTTCTAACAATACACCTGATGTAACACCCTTAAATCCCAACAGCTCTATTTCCTTAAACTTTAAATACATTTCATCAATAGGCGTACCATCTTTGACTAATGTCTGCTTTAAATTAACTAACATAGCTGCATCATCACTGTTTTTATCTCTATCTACCTTAAACTCATAATCTAATGCTGCAGGTAATACAGAGCTTCCTCTTGATCTAGCACCACTACCATGTCCAGTATGGTGAACAATAATAATAGATGCATTAAACTCTTCTTTTAAATCATCAATATGCTGGATAAACTTATTCATATCTTCAGTGCTATTTTCATTGAGACCATAGTTTCTAGCCAAAGTGTCCACAATAATCATTCCTATTGAGCCTTGTTCTTTTTCTATGTTTCTACAAACCTCTTGTAGATTCTTAAAATCTTCATTATCACCAATTCTTGTACCTCTATTACTAACCAATAAAGGCTTATTCTTTAAACTGTAGTCGTGATGTTGCTCATGGCTTTTTATTCTCCGACCCACACCAGTAAAACCTTCACCCGCCAAATAAAGCACTGTAGCTGGTTTAGTTTCATAACCATAAAAAGTCCTTCCTGATGCAACAGCACATGCCATATCAATAGCTATAAATGACTTACCACTTTTAGCTGCACCAAATATAGATGTCACTGTGCCACGTTCTATGCATTTATCTATTAACCAATCAGGCTCAGTTATATTAGACATAATCTCATCAACTGTTTGGAAATATAGACTGGCTCTTGGTGCTTTTACCTCTTTAAATTCATCCATACCTTCTATGTATGTCACTAAATCACCTGATGTTGGAAAATCATCTCTTTTGTGTGCATCCCATAAATCATCTTTATCTTCAAAATGTGGTGGTGGAGTTACTACCTTAACTGTAGATTTATTTTTAGTAAGCATATCTGCTATTTCATTAGCACACTTAAATCCAGCTTCATCATTGTCAGGAAATATCCAAACTTCTTTACCATACAAAGGTGACCAGTCAGACTTTTGCCAACTATTTACGCCACCATGCCACGTTGCACAATCGCCTTCATATATCTTTTCTGCACCCAGTGTGGCTTTCTCACCCTCTGATACCAAAATAGGCTTATCTATATGCTTTGCTTTGTAATACAAAGGCATAGTGCCTTCAGGCCTTTTTAATGACCAAGTACCATCTATATTTTTGCTAAATGGTGCATATTTTTGTTTGATTCTATGACCAGTGGGAAACCTCATTACCCAAAAATCTTCAGCATACTGCATTGCTATAGATGCTTCAGATAAAAAGCTTCCCATCTGTTTTCTATCAAATGATCTTGCATTGCCCTTGTTAATGCCATTTGGGGGAGTCACACTAACACTGAGTAAGGAGTCAGAGGACAATGCTTGATCATAACCAAACTGTTTTAAAACTGTTGTTACATCTTCATTTAAATACTTTATTAAATCTACAACCCCACCACCAAAACCACCTTCAAATGTATAAAAAGTGCCTTTCTCTAGGTTAAGAACCATACTGCCATGAGTACCCCATCTCATTTCAGTAGATGAGATACTCTTAGGCTCACCTAGAAGCTGCTTTGCAACTTCAGGTGCTATTTTTACCCAATCAACAGACTGCATCAGAAAGGAATATCATCGTCAGATAGCTCAGATGTCTTTACTATCATGTCATTCACTTTATCTGCAAGACCTTCATTAGGTGATACAAAACCATCATCATCGTCTGATGGTGCATCAGGGTCTATATACCAATCAGGTATAGCATTACCATCAAATCTATCTGCCCATTTACTAAACTTAAATGAAAGCTCTGATGAACTACCCATGCCAACCTGTATGATTTTTGAACCAGTAAACTCTACAACTGGCAACTTACCTACATTGTTTGCTCTATCATTCCAAAACAAATCTAAAATGCTATCAAAAGCACTTGATTCAGCAAAAGTAAATCTTTGCCATAGATAAGCATGTTCTGCACCATGTGGCATTACCCAACAAGAAAAGGCTCTTTTCCAATCCTCAGCAGGTTTAGGGTCAACTGAGCCAAACTTAGCGTCCCATTTATATTGGAAACCATCAGCCTTAGTATATCTACCCCATCCTGATTTAAAAGTCTCAGGGTCAAGCTGTAGATATTTAACATCAACCTCAGTTTCACCATTAGCATAAAACTTTTGACCCATTGTTTTGAATCCTAAGTAGATTTGCTGTTTATTTTCGGTATTTCCCATACCACCTAATATACTCATATATTCTCCATTTAATGTATCGTTAAATTCTCGATACTGTTTATATAATCAGTTTCAAGTTGGGTATAACACCTCTCCTTAAAACCCTGATAATCCTCATCGTTTATGATTCCTAAAAATTCACATGCAACTTGGATTTTATTGTAGGAATTCCTACAAAACTCTTCAAAATCTTCCTCAAACAAATAACTATTTAAGTCCATTCGCCTTTTGTACGACTTCATCTAACCTCTCACATACTTCTGATAGTGGACACATATAGTATTGTTCCCAATTCTTTTTATACCCACTCTCCATCAGATATAGAGGTATTACACACATAATTTTGCGTCTGTCATACTTATAAATTAATACTGGTATTAAGTTATCGTTAGCACTCTCTACCGCTTGATTCCACCATGCGTTTTTAAATACATCACTTAGACCATTACCTTTGTATCTTTTACATTCTATTGCTAAGTTACCCCAGTAAATGTCAGCCATGCCTTTTGTTTGATATTGGTCTAGGTTTCTTTTAACAGTCTCAGTGCTACCTTTAGATGCAAGATAAGTATTAATCTTTTTGCATATGACTCTTTCAAAAGCTGCACCTTTAGTTCTGCTGTTAATTGGCATTAGACTTCATTCCCCCACACATCCCAACCATCCCTTTTATTTCTAGCAAACATTTCTAAATAATTAGCAGGTGACATATCTTCAACTAAATTATAAAAAGATTGTGGTTTTGTGGAATGTGGTTTTAAGCTTGGATTATGTACCCAATTTAATTTTCCTATGTTTTTGAATTTTTGCATTGGTTTACCAGCAAAACCCAGTAAACAAAATTCTGTACCAAATACATAGCCCATGCAAGGTGCTATACCTGATGGTTTTGTCCAAACCATAGTTAAGTGATAATTTACACCCCACGACTTTAATACATCAAATGTATATGGAAGCATTTTATTAGTTGTCCATGTGTAAACATGACAACCAGTATTACAAATATCTTGTATAGGCATATCTTTAATTTCTTGCAAAGTCATAGTTGGATAATCTAATTTTTCTTTTCTATTTTCTACTCTTTTAACTTTACCCGTCAATGATATTTCCCAAGGTGGGTCAAGAACTATGGTGTTGTACTTCTTATTAGGAAATGGAATTGTCTCGCTGTTAATTGGCATTTACTATGATCTCCTTTTTGCCAGTATCGTGATAAGTAATAGTTAAAGTGTTACCTTGTTTTACCTCAGTGTAACCAGCACCATTATTCACATGAATATACCATTCATCCCTTTCTTTGTTTAGCTTTAATCTTTGCAGCTCTACTATGTCTTTATACTGAGTCATAGCCTTTCTCTGCTTCATAAGTAACCATGCCAAGTTTAATTAGCATCTGACTAGCTTGTTCTATTGTTAAGTTATTTTCTATTGCAAAGATTTTTATGTCTTTGTGTAGCTCTTCAGGAATCCAAAGCGCCTTTTTATTTTTATCATCCATTGTTTTGACTCTCCATATTTATATTAAAATTTATTTGATAATAAAGCAAAGACTTTATTACATCTTTAGTTAAAAACCTTATACTATCTATAAGGGCATTTGATAAACTCTCCATACTCTTAAATACTCTCATTATCTATTTGCCCTTACCTACAACACCAAATCAATAACATTAGCACTATTATAAATACTCAAAGGCTTACCCTTTTTATATTCTTTAAAGTCCTCTAGATAGGTTTCCATTATTGACCAACCAAAGTCCATCTGTTCCTTTGTCATTCTAAATACTTTAGATGCATAAGGATAAGTCTTCTCTTGAGCTACAAACACAAATGAATCTACTTTATATCCAGCAGCTTCCATACCACGTCTATAGTATGCAGCTTGTAAGTCATATCTAAACTTTTTGACTGACTTAGCAAAGGTGTAAGGTTCAACTGATTGAGTAGTCTTGTAGTCAACTATAACTATCTCATCTTTTGAATCAGGATTATCTAAAGGCGGACATATCAAATCAGGTCTACACTTACACAACACATCATCCTCATACCAGTAAAAGCTAGATTCAGGAACTTTACCTTTAGCATCAAGATAAGCATTACCTTCATAGATCATGTTATCCTTCATGCCTTGTATAAGCTCTACATCAGCTTCTTTAAGCACAATAAGACCTCTCTTCTCATACTCTTCTTTGAGTTCTTTGTTAGCCTTTGTGTAAGGACTACCAGTAATAACAACCACTTCTTTATCAAATGCTTCCTGACCTTCTACAAGCAATGAATGAGCAGCAGTTCCAAACCTCATAGCTGGTGTTGTTTCTTGTTGATGCTTTATTGCATGTAATTGTGATTCACCAAACCTTCTTATAAAACTACTGCTAACACCAACACCTGCATGATAGTCTTTGTTAGGTATATCTTTAAACACCCACGCTTTGCCACGTTGCTCAGACTGGTATTCTTTTAGCTCTTCTATCACTTAACCACCCCCATCAAATATGCTATCTCAGTCAAAGACTCTCTGACCTTATGCTCATCATTACCAACTTGCACTTTAGTCTCACCAGTTATGAAGTCTTTGTAATAACCTCTAACTTCTCTTTTAGGTAAGCGGATTTCTCCGCCACCTAATATATTAAATACTACTTCCATTACAAAACCCCCTGAGCTTTCAGTTCTTGCTCTGCAAGTTCTTCGTATGACTTAGCACCCATCTTCATATTCCAATCCATAGTAGACATACCTTGAGACATTTCTACATAATCTTTAGACTTACACCAAATCTTTTCTTTAGCAAATTGCTCTTTAAGATTATTAGGTATTTCTAAAGCAATATCATAATCATCAACATCCAACATACTGTAACAATTATCACATTCAATAGTTGCACAATCATCAACAAAGTCTCCTGCTTTGATTTGTTCCATCTGTAGCATTGCACTATATGAATAAGAACCACCACATGAGCAATCTTCTATGTGCTTGTTAAAAAATACTTCAGCACTATCTATGGAGTTATGACCCCAAGAATTAATAGTGCCTGTTACTTTGATTTTATTTTTCATTATTTCCCCCTCTTTTTAGTTAGTTTTACTTCGTGACCTTGTTTGATTAACCTAGCTCTTTTACTAGCCATGTAGAATAAGTTGCTAGTCTTAATAGCAACTACCCAGCCTAAGCTAGGTAGTTTTACTTCTAAAGTGTATCTAGTCATTATTTAACCCCCATTTCAAATAATTCATAATTAATATTATCAAGGCTTTCTTCTGCTTTGGTCATGTCAGAATAAGTAGAAGAGTATTTAGCCCTTGCGGTTTGTGGTAATTCTTTTTCAAATTTAGCCCTAGCTTGTTCTAAAAGAATAGTTATCTCATTAAGAGTTTGTAATGTTTGGTTTTTTTCTTGGTTTGTCATGTTATTTAACCCCCTTTTTTTGTTGTCTTTGGATCTTCTTTATTTGCTTGTCGTATGACTTATAGTTATTAAGGTATTCCTCTCTTCTAGCTAGGTTCTCTGATGGTGTTTCACCAGCAAAAGGTCTCATATTGTTATATGCCTTTAACCATTGTGTTCTTTCTTTTTTTAAGTTTTCTAGTGTGTTCATGTTTGACTCCTTTTTGTTTAACATAACGTATTATATACATTTATATATTTAAATGTAAACATTTATTTTAATTTATTTTAAAGGGTTCAATACTGGCACTTGGCTAAGTGTATCTAAGGTTTCTTGTAAGGAATCTATTTCTAGGGTTGGGGTGATTATCTTTTTATCAAAGGTAAAGTAGGTTTGCGAAGTAGTATTTGGTTTGAAGAGAATTCGCTTATGTTCTTCGCTAAAGAAAACGAAAGCAAGAATATCACAATGATAATTCTTATAAGTCTCTGACATTGATCGTGATGTTTCAGATGCAAAAGTGTATTTGCCTTCTTTGGATTCTCTTCTGCTTTTGACTTGGACTGTATATTTTGCATTGGCAAATTCTACCATTAAATCTGCGGGATGTTTTTCTTGAGTTGAATAGCAAAAGTCAGCGTATTCTAATAAGAATGTTTGTACTAAGGATTCTCCTAAAGCACCAAGTCTAGAATTACTTTGATGATCTTCCGAGCTTTTCTTTGCCATCTTTAGTACAAAGTGCTAGTTGTCTTGAATTGTAAGAGCTTCTATTTGGTAGCTGCACATGATAACGAGAATCTAACAGTTCTTCTGATGCTTCTAACCACATTCCCATTTCCATTAAAGCTCTTGTCCTTCTAAAGTTCATGAAACCATTTATGCCAAGATTAAAAACTAGATCTATACAAACCATTTGTGCCTTTTCAGGAAAGCTACGCCAAACTGCCCAATGTTTATCTAAATTTTTTATAACTCTATCTATGTCGTTTTCTAATAGATACATAGCTTCATCTTCACTAATGCCATTGTCTGATAAGTTTCTTCCCACACCCACGCTGATTTTTCCTGCCTTGCAGGTATAAATGGTACACATATTTCCTTCATGCCTGACTAACATTTCTTTTACTTTATCGTACATATTATTTGTTATGGACTCCTCTAAACTTCTCTGCTGTTCTAAGTGATGACATTCCAAGTAAGGATAAAAGAATTGTAGTAAGTTGTGCAAAATCAAACTCAAGTTTCTCAAGTTGTAAATCAGTACCGCTAACTACAGCTATCCAAGTTGCAATAGGCAATATAATGTAATGTGTGCAAAGAGCAAACCCACAAACATATCCAATGCAGGGTCTCCATGACGATACAAACCAGTTCCCGTTTTTCGCTTCTTCAGCATTAAGGCTAATCTGTGCTTTATCCAAAGATATAAGTTCTTTTTGTAAGTCATGTGATAGTTGTTCTTTTAAGTCTTTATCCTGAACAAATTTGTCCAAGACATTATTTGCCACTTCAGCTATTTTGGTTATGCTCAAAACGTGCTTTTTACTATTAGGGTTATTAAAGAAGCTACAATAGTTGTAAGACCACCAAGAAGCCAAATTTTTGTGCTATCTACTGACTTTTGTAATGCATCAGTTTTTCTATAGATGGTTTTCCAGCGTTCTTGACATATCGCATCATGCTTTTCTAAATCAGATGCCACTGATGCAATAGTCTTTTTTGTAGCCATTAGTTTTCCTCTGTTACTTCCTCTTCTTTAGGTAGAGTTTTATCAAAGGCTTCAATCAATATGTTCTTATGATTATTAATCATATTATATAGATTGTAACTTCTTTGTAGCTCAGCTAGTTCTCTTCCAGCTACGTTTAATTCAACAGCTAAACGAGTTTGTTCCTCGTTTAAATCTTCTGCTGTATATTCTCTACCATTAAAATTAATTATTACGTTTTTCTCTTCACTCATATTACTCTCCAAGTATTTTATTTTTAATAAGCTTTATCCATTCAGGCTTCTTTCTTTTTATTATAAATAAAGCTATACCTATTACAATAATTAATCCTATTAAAGTATCCATATATTATTCACCTATTGTTTTTGTTTCAGTAGTTGGGTTAATCTCTTCAGATATTTTAGAGTCTAAAGCAGATTTTAAGTTTGCTACTTCCTCTTCACCCATAATGCCTTCTACCCAACCAGTAACCACTTCATTAGTTAAGTCTGCAAAAGGTATAAAGTCAGAACCAATATCATCAAGTGATAATGATTGTGTGCCATAAACACTAGCTGTATATGGTACTTCTTGACCATCTACCTCGTGCTTTTCACTGCTCTCAGCATTGATACGCCAATGAACGTTATATACTGTGTCGCTGTGTCCTTCGTAATCGGGATAAACATCCACTGTTTTGCAATCCCAAGTGTATGTATTTGCCATGTTATATTTCTCCTATATTGCTGCAATTATAAATGCTAAGAGTTCATTATACCTGACTCCTAACCTAGTTTTCTCTTCGCCTGTTGTTTCGTCTGTCCAAGTGCTTGATATAAACATACAATAATCACCTGCATCCAAACCTTCAGCACTAAAAGCCTGTTGTAAATCTTGAGCCATTATACCAAAGTGTATTCTAGCATCATCGCCTTTATCAGCTACAGCAGACTTCCATCTGTACTTTTTCAGTAATCCTTTAGCTGCAACTGCAACTCTAGTTTCTGCTTCTGATAAATCTTCTATGTCTTGTTTTTCGTTTATGTCTGATGTTTGTATAGTTCCGTTGGTAGCGTATATGTCTTTGAATCTTGAACTAGAAGAACCTAAATCTTTAGAACCATCAGCAGTACCACCTGTAGATGTTGAAGGTAAGATTGCATTAGAAACTAAATGTATTCCTGAACCACTACCTAGAGGTGTACCTAAAGCTATACCTGTAGATGTTGTAGATATTCTACCAACTGTTACGCTATCTTTTCTTAAATCTATAATAGTTCCATCAGAAGTAAGTCTGTTAAAGTTAATACACTCACCACCGTCTCTAGTTACATTAGCAAAACCATTAGCACTAAATCTAGCACCTGC